CCCCGATTTAGGAAAACTGGTCTTCAGTCAACCCCCCCACAAAATTTTTCAAAAAAACCGGTACGCTATGCTAGCGACCCAACTCAGATGAACAAGCATCCAGAGAATGAGGCAATTATAAACGATTTAATCGACGAGATGAATGCGATAAATTTAGTGGATGTATGGTGTAATGGTTGTCAGATGTATCGTCAAGTAAACAAGGTATATGCACCGTATATAACGACATTGGACTCATGCAGGTTTTGTCGTGTACCCGAGATACCAGAAGTTACGGAATACTGATCAATAGATAGTTACTTTCAGCATCGGATGGCATCACCATTATTACCATATTATAATGGATTGATGTTGACGGATTGGCTTGGCGTCCCTGGCGTTTACGATGGACGGATTGCCATGGGTGAATCCCTTAGGTATGTGATACAAGTATTTTGCAAGCGTGAGGGAAGGCCAAGTGAATTACCAGATGCGGACCTGAGAGGCCAGCAGATCCCAGGTGCCAGTGGTTTCAGCAATCAGTACAGTGGATATGCGTTACGTGTAGCTGATGTCAGCAGCGACAGCACATACGAACTGGATGGATCGCGGACGATACAACAAAACAGCAGCGGTTTAACATTTCAGGACATATCGGGACATTATGACTATTTGGGCAATGGTCTCAGGGGTCAAATTCAACTGGGTTTGGATGCCCCCAGGGCTTATCAAATCACAAACATGGGAGGAGTATATAATGGTTCAGGTATTGACGAGTTGATCTATTCGGAGGTCCAGGGTGTACCAATCAGGATGACAATTGGCCAGGTAACGACATGACGAAGGTCAGGATCAGATCTGGGATGAACCTGGCATCGGAGTTTGGGGATAAGTTATCGAATGAAATCAGCAAACAGTTACGGGATCAAAAGATCGATATAAAATTTGACCTGGCCATTGGTTTCAGATTAACCTATAAGGTGAATAAAGACAGTATTACCAAGATCATATCAGAAATCAACGCAAGGGCAATGGATATTGTTGCTGGCGATATAGCGGACGCATTGAATGCTGCCATGAGCAGTGGGATATGGTCGGGTCAGGATCCTGATATTGTTGACAGTGGGGCATTGCTAAGGTCATTGAGGGTGACCAGGGAGGGCAGCGACATACGCATCAGTTATTCGGAGCCATATGCGGCATTGATACATTATGGTGGATATGTAACGCCGTACGGCAACAAGTCAGCGGAGCGTGTGTATATACCGGGGAAACCATGGGCAGAATCATTACTGTTTGGCGGCGGACCAATCGCGCAATATGACTATTCGGCTGCGTATAAAAAAGCACTAGCGAGCATGAATTAACGAGCATCTGTGGGTAAATGGGTATACTGTACAGTACCACCAGGCAGGACATCCAAAGTGCTGTCTGACATCAGATCAAAGGTTTAGATATGAGCAAGTTACCTTTTGTTGTTGAGCCACGGTTGGCACCACGCATCGAACGTATTGGCTCCGAGGATTCTGGTATCATCGAGATTGAGCGCAGGGGATATTTAACGAGTGGTGAAAAGAATTTTGTACAACAAATTGCGCAACAAGATACGGGCACGATGCGTTTGATTGAGCTTGCTCGATTGATTTCCAGGGAATACGACTTGGATTTGGAGTTGGCGTATGATTTATTGATAGCATCAATCACGAATCAGGTGCGAGAAGGTGTACGGGAAACGGAAATCATTGGTAACATTACGAAAGATTACAGCACCCAGGTACAGGATGTAATCAAAGAGATTGCAATTTCAAAATCAAGGGAAGAATTGGTGATGGCGGCGTGTCTGATCACGCATCGTGTCAACCGTGATTTTGAAACAGCAGACATCATGGAGGTGCATCCTGATATTATCAGCGCACTGGCGGAATTATACCGTGAAGAAGAAATGAAATCAATTACACGGTTACTGGGTAATTCCGAGGATGCTGCTGACAAGAAAGCTGATGAGGCAGTTAATATCGAGAAGATCGAAAAAAAGCGCAAGGTGACCCGAGCGAACTGATACCATTCCAGGAATATTACTGGACACTGAAGTATTCGTTTCCGGGCGACCCTGAGTTCAGTGTAAACAACTATTGGTTATTACCGTATGAGTACATCATAGGAGCCGTCAGGGCTGTAAATGAGATACGGTTCCAAAGGTTACATGAATACGAAAGGCCGTTTGCGATGTTAGCAGCACAGCAAGCGGAAATGAATCGCGATGCAAAGAAAAGGCGCAAACCGTTCGATTTGAATGATTTTTACTTATATGTAGACAGCAATACATCAGACATGCCAGATGGTATCTATGGTGCTGCGGCAAAACGGTTAATTGAACTGGGCAAATACCCGAGTTGGGCGTTGTTTGTGTACAACGACTTGAAAGTAAATGCAAAGAACTGTAAGGCACCAAGTGACGATGATCTAGTGCTGATGAATGACACAGCAGTCATACTAGCGCCCAAGGTTATCGATGGTACGTGTCACGGGATGTTGTTGGCGCTACGTGATGCGAGCAATCGTATCCTGGAGTTTTCTGATATCACGGGTGAAAACACTATGATACTGAGGATGCCATCCATCGAAGGCCAGGTCACGGCAAACGAGGACGCGCAACTCAGGATAATAGCCTAGTTAAGCTGCGTCTTTTTCTGGTGCCATTTGTGGTGACCAGTTACCATTAAGCCACTGTCCAATGCGCCATTCAGCGATTGGGCTGTAGAATGATTGCTGGCGGTACCACGTTTTCCAATCCTGGGAGGCCTTTGAGTGATTACAGGATACGCAAGCTGGTGTTATGTTATTGGTGCGATCTGGACCACCTCTGGATTTCGGCCTGATGTGATCTATTGTCAGACTCAGGTCGTCTATTGGCGGTTTGCCGCAATAAGCGCAACGATAGTTCCAGGCCCTTTTGATTGATTCTATCCATTGTTTGCGTGCCTCTTTGCGTGTTAAAGCAGACATGTTCGACAAATAATCAGATGGGTACTGGTACAATGGCAAATCAACGATGCCATCTAGCCGTCCATTCATTTGTGTTACTTGTCCGTGAAATACTTATCCGTTAATTGCAATACTGTATGGCAAGTGTCGATATAGCGGACCAAGTGAAGCTCTAGGTTGGCCATGGCTTGGTATTCGACTGTTGATATATGATTCCTAGCGATCAGTCGCCTGCAGGCCGATTACTGTTTATTTTTGCCTGTTTTTCCTGTAATCTTTTTGCTAATTTTTCTCGTCTGAAATTTATCAATTGTGCCTGTTTTTCTAGCTCGGCGGACTGCTCTCGTGTCACTTCTACGACTTTAATAGAACCGTAATCTGCGACAATTGTGCCAACATCTAAATTGGTGCTATATTCTGCGGCGGCGGGGGAACTCAGTGGATCGGGGCAAGAAATTACCGGTTCCAGGTCAGCGGGAGTATCCATAAGTTAATAGCAACACAATAGTTAACCAATAATCCACTGCAGAACAGGAAACATAGAGCATCCCGATAGGCATATGCAGTGACGCAACAACTGGTAACATCACCAGAGGTGATATACGACACCTTGACTGGTGACAGTACTTTTATGAGTTATGTTGGAAGTTATGTGTTCACAAATAGCAACACAACTCTTGACTCCATCAGTATTTTAAGCCCCGGCCAGGACTTGCCACGCCTGAAATCAGTCAACGGCATGGAAGTAGTCATACATGACGTCGGCCCAATCAATCGAATTGACTATATAAGTGACGCATCAAGCAGTCTGGTTACATGGAAGTGCTATTTAATAGCATGGGAAGGAGCAACTGGCGGCACACTGATGGCAGCAATGCGCCGCATGATTGAACTATTCAGTGGTGCGCGATCAATTGAAATTACGCCAGCCAGTATTGACGCAGTTGGATCGGAATTAAGAGCATTAACACAAATTTTGGTTACTATTCCTGAGAATTCTATTGTGATTCCACAATAGTACACCACTTAGTATTCCAAAATCAACAATTAACCATGTAATCGCCAGTAATCAAGCATATTTTGGAACTCTAGGGTAACGGGGTGGTACTGCCCCGGATTGTCCCTTCGCCCCGGATGATCTCCGGCAGGACCCTCTTGGCTAATTATAGTGCAGCTTTTGGGTACGACGTGTACATGGTACCCCTGGCCCTTTCTTCTGTTGACACGGCTTTCACTGGCGTTACTGCCGGCATTGATGCTAGCGGTGGTTTCATCGATCTTGGCACCAGCAATGCCAATGTCCTGGCAGCCAACAGTACCGTCGCTTATTCTGACGGTATCTTCACCGTTGAAGGCAGTGCATTCGCCATGGATGGCACTGATGAAATCGTGCGTCTGTATGGCCTGACCAATGCCAGCCTGGAGACTGATACGAACTCCGAGGATATCGTTACTTACGACTCTGAGACCAAAGGTTTCAACGTCAGTATCGCTACTTCCAAGACCTGGAGCGTTTCGCTGTCTGGCGTGGCCGACTTCAAGGACGCTGGCTACCAGATCCTGCGTCTGACGGAACAGAATACGGTGGCAGACGGCCTGCGTGTGAAGTTCGTGCGTCGTGGCCCCACAGGCACCGAAGAGACGGTGTATGGCTATGGCACCCTCCAGGGTTACACGGAAGCGATTGAAGCCGGTTCTATCGTGTCCTGGGAAGCAACCGTGCAGGGTTACGGCCCTTATCGCATCGACATCGATGCCAATGCGTGATATGCAGGCCTGAAGTCAGTCTGTCTAATGGCCCTCCTAACGGGGGGCTTTTTATTGGTAAAATATCAGTTTATTTTGGTTTGATATCGGCACTATAAAACATAGGATTGTATAACCGCTGATGGCTGCCAACGATTCCATAGTCCTTGGCATAAAGACAGAGGATCGTGGTGCAGCGGCTGGGCTTATCCAGGCACTGGAAAAGGCGGGTCCAGAAGCGCGTGACGCATTACTTAATGCGCTTGGTGACAAGGCGGGTAAAAAGGCTAGTCTTCAATTAGTAATCAAACCAGCCTTTGAAGGAGAGGACTTAGATAAGGTATTCAAGGGTTGGAATTATTCCCTTCAGGAAACTGGTTCATTACAAGACGAGCTAGCGAAGAAAGCGGAGCGCCTTCAAGGCATAGAGAAGGGCAGCCTGACAAATCTCAGGGCGCTGGTAAACACATACAAACAGCAGCGAGACGCCCTATCGCCAACGTTAACTGCCACTGACGGCCTTGGCCGAAGGGTAAACGTTGTAAACCAAGAGTGGGCGAATGCGAATGCCAAAGTAGAGAAATTCAGCCGCTTATTGAACATAGCTGGAGCGTCTAATTTCTGGGATCGCATTAAAGCGGAGCTGAATCTGGGCCCACTACTGGCGGCCGGTCGTGCGGTAAGTGACCTGGTCAATACGTTCCAAAGTTTGTCTATTATATTCGGACAAGTACAGGGCGTATTTAATACTTTTATTGATTCCCTGGGCAGGATACAGCAAGTTGACCTATTGTTCAGAAGTATTGGTCAAGGACCAGCGGATGTTGCCACTGTTTTCAGCGATTCAACCAAGATTGCCCTGACATATGGCACCAGTCTTAATGTAATCCGAGAGGGCTTTGCCCAATTAACACCAGCCGTTGTTGCCGCCGGTGGCAATATCAACGATGTGTCTGGCATTGTGGCTGCTTTGTCAAGCAGATTTGCTGTTTTTGGACTTGGCGCTGACAAAACACAGCGCATAATGAATGGCGTCATCCAGGCCTTTGGTAAAGGCAAGCTGATGGCTGAAGAATTAAACCAGCAAATAGCAGAAGCCGACCCTGCGTTTCGTATTGACCTGGTAAATGCCTTAAACAAGCTAGATCCTAAGCTGAAATTAACCACAGCCGGCTTAGGCGAAATGGTGAAGAATGGGGAATTAACAAACGATGTGCTGCTTAAGGTGTTGCCTGCGATGGGGAAAACCTCGTCAACTTTTGGCGCCCTGGGCAAAAGTGCGCTTAGTGCGTCTGTTGCATTGCTCAGGAATGCAGTAACAGTTGAACAGGTCAAGAATCAAATCGCTACACTGAATCAGTTAAACCTGGAGAGTTTAGCCAATCTGTTTAAGCCGTTACTGGGCTCATTTCTGGCTATTCAAGCCGCCGTAACAGATTTTACTACCGACATATTAAAGCTAGAGGTGACCAGGACTCTGATAGAGATATTTAACAACCTGGCTATTGTTATTGCCGCCACAACTGTAGCCATCACGAAGCTGATAACAATTGTTGGAGCCGTCCTTAACCCATTCTTTGGTTTAATAAATGCTGTAGATGGCTTACTTGGCGGGCTGATCGGCCTCAGGCCCATTGTGACTCTTATTGGCGTCATTATCGCCGCAAATCTCACTAGAACACTGCTCACTGCTGCCCTTAGCTTCAAGGCCGTTTCTCAGGCGACTCTATTGTTCGGCAATGTACTGAAATCGACCGCTATTGGCAGCGTAGCTGGCTTCAGGACTGCTATACTTGGTCTGACGACTATACTTAATGGCAACTTCCTTGATGGCCTTAAGGGATTCGCCAATGGCATCGGCGGATTCAATTTCCAGCTTGGAAAGACGAAGGGTGCAGCCGGTGCGGCGAAGGGTGCAACCAGTGAATTTTCTAACATACTGGGCCTTTTGCCGGGGGCATACGCTGATGCTGTTATCGCCCAGGAAGCGTTTAATAATGGCAGCGACAAACAAAAGAATAACCTAGACAAGCAGGGCAAAGCTGCAGGTGGCGCGACGAAGGCTACACAGGGAATAGCCACCGCTACTGGCGACGCCGCGGTTGCTGCTGGAGGCGCTGCTAGCCTTTTTGGCCTAAGCGCCACTGCCCTGGCCGCATTGGCCGTTACTGCCGCTGTCTCAGTTGCTGCATGGAGTGTATACGAAAAAAGCCTGAAGAGCGCCTGGGAGACGGGTGAAACACTGAAGGCAGGGCTAAAGTCCATAAAACAAGAGCTGGAAAACCAAAAAACCGCACTAGCCAGCACCGCAGACGGTACGGACACTTTTGCGAAGGAACTGAAAACAGCCAAGGGTGAAGTAAACAGCATAAAAGCCGGCCTTTTGGCCATTGCTAAATTTGTATTTCCTGTTTTTACGGTATTTGTAAAAAGCGATGTCGACACCGTAGCTGACATAGCGAATAACCTTGGTGAGGTAAAGACTGTACTAAAGGAAGTAGATATTGAAACAAACAAAGTAACGACGGATCTGAAAAAGTATAATTCCGAGACCGCCAGCGAAAAAACTACGGCACTACTAAAGGCCAGGGTGACGGCTCAACTGCAATCATATGATCTTATCATTCAAAAGCTGGGCCAAGTCAGGCAGGAAAAGTTAAAGGAGGCCAAATCTACTGGTGGAGGAGTTAGTCAACAAGAAGCCAAAGCGTTAAATCAATTAAGCAAAACGCTGGACGAGGCCAAGGCCAAGAGAGAAGCGCTGAGAAAAGAAGCCGAAAGCAAGGGTATAAATATAACGGTAAATGACACCGAATTGAAAATAGGCACTCAAAGTCTTGCGTTGCTACAAGAACGAATCAAGACCTTGAAGGCAACAAAAGCAGAGGCAACGATTGGAACAAAGGGCTACAAGGAGGCCGAGGCACAAATTAAAAGCCTGGAAGGCCTGCTGAAGCTACTTGAATCAGACCCAACCGAAGTCCGAATAAAAGTCAATTACGACATAAGTAAAGGGCAACTGGAATCTGCCGTAAGTCAAGCGCAGGCATTGGTTGAGCAATTCAAAGCTCGCCAGGATTTAATAGAATCAGGATATGACATTATAAAGGCTGAGATTGGAGCACGAATTACCGCCGCCAAGGATGAGCTAGATGTATTGAAGGACCGAAAGGCCTCCTCAGGCGCAATAAAAGCAAAAGAAGAAGAAATTGAAGCACTTAAGAAACAGGCAGATAATGTTGAACGTGCGGGGTTAGTCAACAGGCTGAACAGTCTTGGTCAAGCGCAAAAACTAGAGCAAGAAGTACTGCGGTTAAAGCAACAGCAAGCCGCGCTAGATATTCAAAACAAAGTCCGCGAAGCAAATATTAAGTTAAATGAAGCTCAGCAGGTAATCAATCAAGCGGAAGCTGAGCGCAATAAAGCCGTCAGCAGGGGTGTTTCGGGTGAAGCGCTTCAAGGTTATCAGCGTAATGTTGATTTAGCAAGAGAAAACTATGGCCTTCAGCTTGATATATTGAACGCCGAAAAATCAAGGCTGAATTCATTACGGCAAACGCAATCAATAGAAACTGAAACACTGGGGATAAAGCAAAAGACCGAGGAAGTTACCTTGAGATCCAAGGTAGCACAACTTGACACAGCTAAAGCAACAGCTCAAACCGCAGTAGCGACGGGATTGATAAGTAATGCCACCCAGGCAGTATCCAGTGGTTTCATTCAAGTCGGCGATCAGGTAAAGCAACTCCCTGCCTCGGTTCAGGCTGCTAGCTCCAGCATTCAGGCAAGCGCCGCCACCGCTACTGCCGCTGTGCTGGGCTCTGCGGAAGCCTATAGCAGGGTTTCGGCCGGCGCGAATGCAGCGACCAGTGCTACTGCCGCCTTAGCCGGCAACATCGTATCATCCAGCGACAGCGCAAGAAGCAGCGTTGGTCAACTGGGAGACGAGATTGGCGGGGTTGCTGGGGAAGCCGCTAGAGCTTCTTCTGGGTTCAGTGGTATCAGCAGTGCCGCCCAGGCTATTAACACTCAGCGTTTGGCTGAACTAAAAGCCACTCTTTCGGACTCCAAGGAAGAAGCATCTAATGTTGCTGCAGAGCTTGCAAATACTGGTTCAGTCGGCGGCGCCCTGGCTTCGTCTATTCAGCCCTTTACTAACAGCATAAGCGCCACCAAGGATGCCACGAACACCCTGTCCGATTCAATATCCAAACTACCAACAGATGCTGCGGCCGGTCTTTCTGACTCGTTCGAGGGAGCAGCAATCAGTGCGGGCCTAATAGCTAGTGCTGATATTGGTGGATCCGTTGGTGCAGCAACAAGAAACAGTGGCGCATTCAGAGACAGCATGTTAGGGGCCGAGGGGGCTGTCGATGGTATCAGATCAAAGTTACTAGAGCTTGATGGCTTAACAGTTAATGTCAAAGTTGGCGTTGAGGGTGGAGTGCCCGCAAGATGGGCTGGCGGTCCGGTATCGGCTGGGACAATGTATCGAGTAAACGAACTAGGGAAAGAATCGTTCCTGTCTGCTGGCGGCAGGTTGTCTGTTATCAACCGACCGGAAAACAGCACATGGAGACCGCCTACCTCTGGTACGATCATACCGGCACACCTGACTGCTGCGCTTGACATCCCACGAGGTGGAATCAAGCTGCCATCTGGCGCTTCTTCTCGTCTGCACAGGGCGTCTCGTGCCACCGGCGGCAGTCGTAATGTCTCCGATGCTGTCAAGGCAATTGCTGTGAATATGGACACTGGTTACTTGGCACGGTCCCAGGCGACTCAGGCGCAGCAATTAGGCAAGTTAACCATGGCCATAAACGAATTAACAAGAAAGAACTGGAACGTTGATGTAAAAGTCAGGAATACTGGTAGTACAGCTTACTTGGACGCCTTAAACCAGAGACTGTAATGACCGTAACCATCTCCAGTCTGACCATAGATAAATTAACGGCGCAGCCATTTGGGTATGACGATCAAGGGGTTCTGGTAGGTCGCACTTCGCGCAAATTCAGCATAACCGGACTGGTTACGCCTAGTGAATGGTTGGATCTCGTAGATATTTACGATACTTGGCGCAACACCAGAATAGACGAACAGGATCCAGCCATCTCTGGTGTACTCGGTAGCACTGTTGGCTTCA